TAACTGATTAATAGAATTTCTTAATGGATTAAAACCACTTGCATAGTTTCCTACATTACGCTGAAATTCACCAACACTTGTTTCTGCACCTCTTACACGCTTGTCTAATTCAGCAAACTCTTGAGATAATGCTTTGTATACTTTGCCTCCAGTTCTACCAGTAAATTCAAGTTCTTTTAACTGCTGCTTAACTGCTGCTAATGCTTGAACACCTTTTTTGTATTCTCCATTTAATTGGCGAAGTGACTGCTCGGCTTTTTTATTGGCTTTGCTTTCATTCTCAATGGCTTTCGTTAAGTCATTTTCAGCCCTTAATTGTTCTCTGGTTAACTTATTTTTCTCAATGGAAGTTCTTATGTTTGCCTGCTCTAAAGTTTGTTGTTGTTGCAATACTTTCAATTCAGCCACTTCCAACTGCTGCTTCATTTTGATGAGGTCACTCGTTTGCTTTAACTCTGCATTCAACCGCTTAACATCATCGAATGACTTTGTCTTAAATGTAGATACAAATTCTTTTTGCGCTGATAATGAACCTTTGATTTCTTCTTTGGTTAACTTGATAACATTTAGTAATGTTTCAGCACCTTTTATGGCATCCGTAAATGCATCACTTTGAAATAAATCATTTTTGCCTAACGCTTCACCTTGTGCCATTATTGCTCGCTTTTAACCTGCTGTTTAGAATAATTTTTAACGTAGCTAAACCATTCAGCTACTGTTATCGTATGCAAAGATAAATGAAATCCTTTATACTTCTCCAAGTAATCTTTAATTTCATCAGTAGTGCTTGATTTTCTTTGCTGTAACTGCTTTAATTCGCTTTCCTTAATGTTTATCCAAGTTTTATTGAACTTGTCATCAGTAATAGCCATTTCTAACTGCAATATTGCAATTTCCTTACGCAAATCTAATACCTCCATATAACTTTCAGATATGCCAAATCTATTCACTATTTGTCGCTGGATTTCCTCAAATGCAATAACAAAGTTTGACTTTAACAAACCCCACTTGCTTATCAATGCACTTTTGTTGCCTTTCTCTGCTACTTGTAAGTAATTGTAGATGGGCATCGTGTCGATGTTATTGAAATATTGTGTTCTTAACATAATCTAAAACTATTGGTTTTGATTTTTCAATTAATATTTCCTTGCTATACTCATCAAGACCTACTATTCCACCCCAAGTTTTTTGCAGGTCTTTGCCATCTTTTATTGTATTCATATCCAATATCAATGAATCTCCATTGATAATAGCCCTTTCAGTTTTACCCATTGCGCCAGTATCTCGCATTGTTACCCTATCTGTTGGTTGACCTTTTTCACGCTTCAAAACAATGGTTCTATCAGCATAAACATTACCTCCTCTGGCATACATTGAACGCAAGCCATTTCCAAATATATCTACACCCCTTTTAAACAACTGCTCATCTACGTTCAACCTAATAGCCTCAACTTGTATGGCTGTTGTACGAATGACTTTTTGAAACGCTTTATCCTCGTTTAACTTCTTTACATTTCGTGCAAGTAATTCAAGATTCCACATATTGCAAATATACTAAAAAAGCCCTTGCATTTCTGCAAAGGCTTCTTAATTTAACATTCTAATTAAACAGCAGTACCAGTTGAACCTACAAGAGTAAATCCATCTAATCCATTCTTTTTAATCATCGGTTGCAATACATCTCCTAATGCTTGAGCAGTATAAGTTAACGTATATTGTCCTGCAATAGTAGTGCTTTCAGCAGCAGTTACAGTTACATCAGAATCATCAGTAACATTGTAGATTTTACTTGTTGAACCAGTATCACTTGAAACAAAATCAGCAGTCACAAGACCTTCAATTGGTGTGTTTGTAACGATGTTACCAAACTTCGCATACAAGTCAAGAACCATCTCTGTAGTTGTAGTTGAATTGATAGTTGCGTAAACATTCATCAAACCTTTTGAATCAGCTAAATTAATGCCAGTAATTGAATTGGCAGAAATCATTCTCAAGTTATCATCTTTTTGAGTCACTCCCCATTGCCAAGACAACATTATTTTTTGAATAGTTGTGTCGGTGGTAAACATCATTTTAGAGTAGAATGTCGCAGCATCTACTTCGATAGGATACAAGTAACCATCTCCATTTGTAGTGCCTAAAATTGAACCATCTACATCAATGATGAATGCGCCAAATGTTGAACATCTGTTAGCGTTAAATTGACCGCTTAACTCAAAACTTCCTTTGATTAGCATTCCAGTATAAGTGCGGATACCATCACGGATAAACACACTTGAACCATCATCAAATGATTCTCTGATTGGGTCGGCTCTATCTGTAGTGATGTTTTTCATCTTCCCAGTAGGATACCATCTTTTTGAATCATCTGCCTCATTAAGCAAATCGGTAAAGTAAGTACTATTTAATACTGCTGATGGGTCTATTTTGTTGTAAGTTCCATCATTGGCAATTAAAGGTACTAATATTGCATTTACACCAACACCCAAGATAGGGCTGCAGTTTGGTGAACCTGTGTTTTGTAGCGAAACATCGCAAGAACATAAAGTTGACATATTGTTTTTGTATTAAGTATTAATAATTTGTTTTAATTTTCGCAGCAGGAAAAACATTTGTTGAATGGTATTTTAATTAGCAATTCAGTACCAGATGTATTATCAGCAAAGATTTGTGTCTTTACTCCTTCCCATTGTACCTTACCGAAATTAGCATAATCATTTTCAACGTATGTAATCTTGTTGCTCGCATTGGTTCTTCCATATGCGAATAAAGAACGAATAAACTCGGAACATAGTGATTTCATTGGCTTAATTGCTTGCTCTAAATGTGTTGAACGTAACCAATTCTTTGGGTCGGCATCAACAAGAAAATAGATAGCGCAATCACTCTCGAAATCAATAGTAGATTCCTCATCAGCAAACCTTTCTGGTGCATTCATATGCAGGTATATCAATGGTAATTTATTGTTGCTGCTTGACACCTTAATCAACTCCGAATTGGTTTCTAAAAATGTTCCGTAATAAAAAAATGGTGCTGTTAAATCATAGATGCCGATGGTTGGCTCGGTAGCAGATGCAATGGTAATCGATTCGTTGAATACAACTGCCTTAATTACCTTGCCACTTAACACCTTTCCGTACGTTGCCCACTTCGTATTTGTTGTCATCAACATCCAATTGCTACCATCGGCAACAACTGAATTTACTACAATAGTTTTATCTATTGCATCAACAACATTTTTGATATGGTCTTTAGTAGTTATTAAGCCCACGACATATAATTTTTATAAACACCTTTGAATGTAGGATAATCGGCATCTTTTACCGATTCGATATAGCTTTGAATTGCTTTGAATGTGAGAATCATCTTGTTGTAATCAATGCATAATGATGTGTAACTCATTGCGCTGGGCATATTAATAGTGCCTTCTGCTTGCGTGTTACCTTGAATAGTGTTGGTTTGGCTTTGTGTCCTCACATAATGAAAAAACACCCATTTAACCAACATAACTTTCATACCATCACTTGTAATCATCTCATCATCTATTTCTTTGACAAACGCATCGTAAATGGTCACATACTTCGCAGTTTGTGGAACACCAGCGACAAGGTCTGCAATGAATAAATCATACAACTCGATGCCCAATAACTCATAAAGTAATTTTGCCTCGTATAGCGTAATGAAAGTATCTAATTCAGCATCCGTAAATACATCCGTTGCTATTTTATTTTCGCCTATGAAATCGGAGGCTGATATTAGAATTCCCATATTATTTTACAAGACCTTTATTAGTTAATAATTCAGCAATATTTTCAGATACAATTACTTTTTCACCTGCTTTTAAGCCATTAAAATCTTTGACAATAACAACCTCAACTTCTTTAGTTGACTGCGTTGCCAATTTCGCTTCTGATTTCTTTTCAGAAGGAGCAGCAGCAGAGGCTTTCGCCTCCACTACTACTTCTTTAGATTTTACTTTGCTCATTTAATTAAGCAGTTTCTAATGCAGCAATATCAGTTGCAAATGTACCTTTCACAAACGCAGTTCTGTCGTTGTTTTTGGTTACTAATGCACCTCTCCATTCTGCAATGATTGTACGCATATTCTTTGTCCAGTCATTACCATCTAAACCAATGTTAATCATAACACCTTGCTTTTGATATAAAACAGACAAATTAAAGTTACCTACAAGATATGTACCAGCAGTAACTAATGTGCTTCCAAACATCGGCACACCATCAAGTGTTAACTCCATACCAACATAAAGCAATCTATCAACATAACGCTTATCAGTAGCAGAAACTTTCAT